TTGGTGAACTCCGTTCTGATGGTATGTCTGAGCGTACCAGTGGGCCGTACAGGGAGTGGTATCCGCCGAATCCAGATGACTCGTATGTCATTGGCGTGGACGTGGCAGAGGGATTGGCCCACGGAGACTACTCGGTCGCACAGGTTCTCGACTCGCGTGGCAGGCAGGTCGCCTGTTACCACGGGCATATCGATCCGTGGGAGTGGGGCAACATCGTCGGGATACTCGGCAAGCGCTACAACACTGCTTACATCATCGTCGAAAGAAACAACCACGGCCTAACAACTTTGCGCCGACTACAAGAAATTAACTACCCGTCGCTGTTCATTGAAAGTTCAGTTGATGGTGCTTATGGAGACCGCATGACGAAGCGCGGCGGCTTCCTAACAACCAGTAAAACCAAGCCATTAATCATCGATAACCTTGCCGCCCTGCTACGACAGAGGGACTCCGGTATAGCAGACACTGAGCTTATTAAAGAATTGCGAACCTACGTCATTGACGAAAGGGGGGCTACCAATGCTCAAAACGGCTGTTATGATGATAGGGTGATGGCGTTTGCCATTGCCCTCCATGGATTGGCTTCTATGCCGCGACCAAGAGTACATCAGGTCGCAAGGCGCTTCAAAACAGTAGACACCGTGGTGGGTTATTAATGGACGAATTCCTCGAAGAGGGCGTCGGATTTGATGTTGAAAATCCAGACGGCTCGCAAGACATAGAACTTCAATCACTCGGCGCTAGGCTTAAAGGCCTGTTTACCGAGTACAAAGACGCCCGTAGAGAAACTGAAGACGAGTGGATCGAAGATCTACGACAGTTCTCTGGCCAGTACGATCCTGAAATCCTTGCTCGATTGAGCGAAGCATCTGGCTCTCGCAGTAAGGTATTCGTTGGCCTATCTAGAACAAAGGTAATGGCCGCGTACAGCAGGCTTATCGACTTACTATTTCAAAGTGGTGACGCATTTTTTGGCGTACAACCAACCCCCCGCCCCAAGATCAATCCGATGAAACGAGCAGAAATGCAACAGATGCTCATTCAGAATATTGTGCAGATGGGGCAGGGCCAACCCGAGGAGGTGATCCGGCAAGTCCTAGCTGAGAACGAAGAGCGCATCCGTCAAGGGTTGCAGGAGCAGGAAGAGCGTTTATCCGTGATGGCCTCTGAAGAAATGCAGAAGGATATCGAGGATCAGCTAATAGAAGAAAACACCGAGCAGAAGATGAAGGAGGCTATCCTTGAGGCCTGCATCTTCGGCTCCGGTGCCATCAAGTCCGGCACGGTAAAGATCGACAAGGTTCAGTCTTACCAGCGCGTTGAAGATGAGATGGGGCGATCTCAGTATGTCATGGCGATGGAAGAAGAGGCCCGACCAGAGATTGAGTCGGTATCTATCTTTGATCTTTACCCAGACCCCTACTGCACTAGTCTTGCAGACTGTTCAGGAATGTTCCGCCGTCACGTCCTTACTCGCCGTCAATTCAGAGAGTTGGCAGATCTTCCCAGCTTTGACTCCGAGATAATTCTATCCATTGTCAAAGATCGCCGGAACGGCAACCATGAAGAAGAAGACCATGAGCGCACTCGCCGCGAAATTGCTGGTGTTGTTGATCATGGTGACTCCCGCAGGTTTGAACTGCTGGAATACTGGGGTTGCATCGACGGCTATGACCTACAAGAAGTTGGAGTCGAATTTCCGGAGGGATCTGATCTCAGCCAAGATTTCGACGCCAACGTATGGATCGTTTCCGGAAAGGTAATCAAGGCCGCGCTTAATCCGGTCAAGGGTTACCGCATTCCGTACAACATATTCCCCTATGAGCGCACTCCCCATCAGTTCTGGGGCGTGGGAGTACCGCGCATGATGCGTGATTCCCAGCAGACTATGAACGCGGCAACGCGCATCTGGCTGGATAACATGGCGCTCAGTTCAGGTCCGATGGTAGAGGTGAATACCGACTTGCTCGCGGCGGGTGAAGATCCAACCGACCTCCATCCGTGGCGAGTCTTTTTGCGATCTGGCGGGGACGGCTCTATGCCTGCTGTCCGTTACTACCAGCCTGTCGCGAATGCCAACGGCTTGAACCAGATCATAGAAATCTTCCGACGCTTTGCGGATGAAACAACTTCTCTCCCAAGCTACACCCACGGTGAGCAGACGAAGAGTTTGAATAAGACGGCAACGGGTATCTCAATGCTTATGGGGGCGGCAAATGTCGCGCTCAAGAGTACGATTAAAAACATTGACGATTTCCTTATACGCCCTATGATTGAATCAATGTTCCACTTCAATATGGAGTTCGGAACGAATGAGCGAGCGAAGGGCGACCTAAAAGTCGTTGCTCGCGGTAGCACCGCACTTGTGCAGAAAGAAGTGCAGAGCCAGAGACTATTACAATTCCTCTCTCTGGTTTCAAACCCGATGGACTCTCAACTCATTGATCGAGGCAAACTCTTGCGCGATATCGCCCAGAGTATGGATATCGATCCGGATGAATTTATTAAGTCTCAGGAGCAACTCATTGCCGAGCAACAAGCTTTACAACAGCAAATGCTCGCCGCGTCAGGCGAGGGCGGTCAAGGTCTTGGCCCTGACGGAGGAATGGCCCCTCCTGATGGAGTTGCTTGAATCTCGGTTAGCCGAGGCTCATGAGAAGTTGGAGTACGCGGACGAACAGAATTTTAGACGCCAGCAAGGACGGGTAGCAGAGCTACGCGCCTTGATTGGACTTGAACAGACCGCAGAGGCGGTCATCGAAGCGGAAAGGAATCCGCGTAGGTCTCCTAGCTTCGATTAACGGACACCCCATAGAGGAACCGTGTAATGAAAGTAGATCCAGCAAAACTTGAAGCGGAAGCACAGGAATTAATGGCTCAGTACAGAGGTGAAGTTCCGGCCCCTCAACAAGAGGAAACGCCAGAGGAAGTTCAGCTTGAAGCAGAGTTAGCGGCACCCGAAGAGCCATCGGAAACTGCCGAAGTACCTGTGGAGGCTCCTGTCGAAGATGAGCGCGGCGAATTATCTGAGGCAGAGTTAGCACTTAAAAAGGCTGATGAACGCTACAAGAATGCGCAAAGGAAGATGACTCAGGCGACCACTGAGGCTAAAGAACTGCGACGTATGAACGAGCAGGTCATGGCTGAGATGGGACAAATGAAGCGTCAGCTTGCGGAGAAAGACGTTGATCTAGAGAAGTTGAAGCAGGTCAGGGAAGAATACCCAGACTTAGCGGCACCAATTCTGGATCAGATGGAAAGGACGCAGGCAAAGGTAGACGAGCAACATGCCGAACTTGAAGCACTCCGCAATATGCGAGAGCAGGATGCAGTCCAAGAGGCGCAGAACGCGCACATGGATCGCATTCGGGAAGCTCACCCAGACTTGGACAACATTGTTCAATCGGGAGACTGGGCTGACTGGCTGGAGGTGCAGAACGCGCAAGTTCAGAGCTGGATTGAATCCGGTTCATCGAACGACGTAAACGCGGCTCTGTACAAATTCAAGAGCGACATGGGTGTGGGTCAACCGACGCCGCAAGAGCGGGTACTGGAAAAGGCGAAAGCGGCGGCAGAGCCAAAGCTCCCTAAATCCAGAAAGCCCGATACTGGTGCCGGACAAAAAGTCTGGTCTGCGGCTGATATCAAGAGCATGTCTCTGAAAGACTTTGAGGCAAATCAAGGCGCTCTGATGGATGCATGGAGACAGGGACAAATCCGGCGTTAATTAAAACTCTTGCATAGAGGTATTTAACGATGGCTATTGGCGCAGGTGCTTCAAACTTTACTTACGCGAGCGGACAGGCTGGTTTCATTCCAGAAGTTTTCTCAAAATTATTGCAGGCGAAGTTCTACAGTTCTTCGGTTCTTCCTGCTATTTCAAACACTGACTACGAAGGCGAGATCTCTGGCCAAGGCGATAAGGTTCACATCCGAACCGTGCCGAACGTCACAGTTGCAGACTATAACGGTGCGATCAGCTACGCTGACTTGACCACTAGCACAGTCGAGCTTCTGATCGATCAAGCTAAGTCGTATGCGTTCAAGATGGACGACGTGCTATCTGCACAGGGCGATATCGATATGTTGGCTGAAGCATCTAAGGATGCCGCTGAGTCTATGCGTATCGCAGTTGAGACGGACGTACTGGCTAACGTAGTGACTGGAGCGACCACTATTGGTTCGCAGACCACCATTACTTCCAGCAACATCCTTACCAACATCCTTGACATCGCTAAGGAGTTGGACGAGTTGAACATCCCTGAAGAGGGTCGATTCATCGTTCTGCCTCCCAGCATGGTTTCTCTGTTAAAGCAGAGTGAACTGCGTCAAGCGTACCTGACGGGTGAT